TCCTGATGATTTCTTATCTGTGTATTCTCTAGCGTTGGTGACGGGGGCTACTGGTAGCCCTATCAATTTAGATACAGGTACGTTTGAATACTTATTGAACAAAGACGTTAACTTTATACGTCAAGCATATCCAACTCCTAACAGCACAGGCGAGCCAAAATACTACGCTTTGTTTGGTCCAAGAATAAACGGGACAATTATTACAAATGAGTTGTCACTAATTCTTGGCCCAACGCCAGACGCATCTTATTATGTAGAACTGCATTATTACTACTATCCTGAGTCAATCACCACAGCCTCAACTACATGGTTGGGCGATAACTTTGATACTGTCCTCTTGTATGGTTCGCTGGTAGAGGCGTATACCTACATGAAAGGTGAGCAAGACTTAATCGTGCTTTACGATACAAAGTACAAGGAAGCATTGGCTCTGGCTAAACGTCTTGGAGATGGTATGGAGCGTCAGGATGCTTACCGTTCTGGTCAATATAGACAGGCGGTGACTTGATGGCTTTTACAGGAAACTTCACCTGCAATACGTTTAAAACGGGCTTGATGAATGGCACGTTTAACTTTACGTCTGGTAGTTTTTATTTGGCGTTGTATACCAACTCAGCCACTCTTAATGAAGACACAACTGCATACACTGCTACGGGCGAAGCGTCTGGTGGCAACTATGTAGCGGGCGGTAATTTATTGACGATAGCCCAAGTCCCAACGGTGGGTAATGGAGACACAGCGTTTATTTCGTTTAACAACACATCATGGACAGGTGCAATAACTGCACGGGGTGCGTTAATCTATCTAAGCGGTGGCGGAAACCCAGCGGTTTGTGTCTTAGATTTTGGCGCAGATAAGACCTCTACAGCCACATTTACCGTACAATTCCCAGCAGTCACTAATACATCAGCAATCATAAGGATTTCATAATGTTAGTAACAACTACTAAAGGCGACATGGACGATTCTCTGCTTGAAAAGCGAGAAGGAACCGTGGATAACGACAACGAACTTACCACATGGGTGGAGTACTGGTTAGAGGGTGAACTCGTTCATCGTTCTGCACATGTAACTTTGAAAAAAATGCCCACTTTTGCTGGTGGCGAAACATCTTCTTTTGCTTAAAGGATAAATCATGGCAAACACTCAGAGCATGTGTACCTCGTTTATGGGCGAGTTAATGACTGCGACTCATAATTTTGGTACTGCACCAACCCGTGGAACGAGCGCAACCGATTCCTTTAAAGCTGCTTTGTATTTGGCATCTGCTACTTACAACGCATCTACTACGGCATATTCGGCAACTGGAGAAGTCTCTGGTACTGGGTACACCGCAGGGGGCATAGCGGTCACGGCGGCAACCCCTCCTACAGCGACCAACGCATCATCTACAGCGGGCGTGGCGTTTTTTACGCCTTCTGCTTCGCTTGTCTACACAACGGTGACTTTGTCTACAGCGTTTGATACGGTGTTGATATACAACTCTACTCAAAGTAATAAAGCGGTGAGTGTTCACACTTTTGGTTCGCAGACCATCACGGCTGGTACGTTTACTTTGACGATGCCAAGTAATACCACCACCACTGCTTTATTGCGTTTGAGCACAACTTAATGCGGAGGCGGCGTAAGCCGTAAACCATGTTTGGTATATCCGCATACGCACAGGCCCCATATGCTTCGTTAGGAACATCTGATATAACGATTGCCCTGACGGGCGTTGTTGCGTCTGGCGCGGTTGGGACGGTTGTTCCTAGTAGTACAGTTGCTCTTACAGGCGTATTTGCTTCTGGTTTTGTAGGTACAGTAGTACCAAGTCTTACAGTTACCTTAACAGGTGTTCAAGCCGCAGGCGCAGTAGGCACGGTCGTTCCTAGTATCACAATTGCACTTACGGGTGTATTGGCTTCTGGCGCGGTTGGTACGGTCATCTACAACGAGTCTGATGCAACCAGCGGTGACGAGGCGATTGGTTCGGTAGGAACAGTAACCCCAAGCCTTACCATCGCTCTAACAGGGGTGGCTGCTTCTGGGGCTGTTGGTACGGTTACGCATGGTAAAGAAGTTGCCATAACAGGTGTTGCGGCTTCTGGCGCGGTAGGAACAGTTGGTGTTACTAAATCTGTTGCGTTGACTGGTGTACAGGCTGTAGGTTCAGTGGGTACTGTGGTCGCTATTTATTGGATATTAGTGAATGATTCTCAAACTTCTAATTGGGTTTTGGTGGATAATTCGGAAACATCCAATTGGGTTTTAGTTGATACGACTTAAAGGATTTACATGGCTTTTGTACTTGCAGATAGGGTAAAAGAAACTACCACAACGACGGGTACGGGAACAGTGACTCTGCTTGGCGCGTCAACAGGGTTTCAGTCCTTTTCCGCCATTGGCAACACAAACACCACCTACTACACCATAGCAGGTCAAACAGGCTCTGAGTGGGAAGTGGGTATTGGAACTTACACCTCATCAGGGACAACCCTAGCCCGTACAACTGTTATATCTTCCAGCAACGCGGGTGCATTGGTCAACTTCAGTGCGGGTACAAAGGATGTGTTTGTAACCTACCCAGCAGAATTCACGGCTAACGCTATCGGTGGTGGTATTGGTGCGGTGCTTCTTAACGCAGATACTGCCACGGTAAGCGGGTCCATCTCCACAGGGCAAAACGGCTTCACTGTCGGACCTTTAACAGTCAATAGCGGTGTAACAATAACGATTGCATCAGGACAAAGGCACGTAATCATATGAGTACGATTAGCACATCAACGACAACAAATACTGGTTATGTAGTAACTTCGGACACAACAGGCACGCTGGTTATTCAGACTGGTGCAACGCCTACAACTGCGTTGACTATTAGTTCGGCTCAAGTTGTAACTTTGGCTAATGCTTTACCTGCTGCTTCGGGTGGCACTGGGGTTACAACATCTACGGGTACTGGTGCTAATGTGTTGGCTACTTCTCCAACAATTACAACGCCAACCATCTCTGGTGACGCATCTATCTCAGGTCTAACAGTAGGTAAAGGCGGTGGTGCTGTTGCTACTAACACGGCTGTTGGTGCTAGTGCTTTGGCGGCTAATACAACGGGTACAAACAATACTGTATTAGGAATTAACTCTGGTCTTAGCAGTACCACAGCAACTAACAATGTGTATCTAGGTTTAAATTCTGGGTACTGGCAAACAACTGGTGGATTTAATGTTGCTGTTGGCGCATCTTCTTTCCAAGGTGCAAGTGGAAATGCAACTGGTTCTTATAATTCTGCTTTTGGGTATTACGCTTTAATTGGAAATACAACTGGAACTAACAATGTTGCACTTGGCTCACAAGCACTTCAAGCAAACACCACAGCATCTAACAACACAGCAGTAGGCTATATATCGATGTATAGCAACACAACGGGCGCATCTAATGCGGCATTTGGACATCAATCTTTATACAGCAATACCACAGGAACTTTAAATGTGGCTTTAGGGCCAACTGCTTCTTACTTTAATACTACGGGCAGTCAGAATATATCCATTGGTTACGAAGCGTTAAAAGCAAACACCACGGCATCTAACAATGTGGCAGTAGGATTTCAGTCTTTACTTGCAAACACAACTGGCACAGAAAATACAGCTATTGGTATGCAGTCAATGAGGTCAAATACAACTGCAAATTTTAATACTTCTATGGGTGTAAATTCACTCTATACAAATACAACTGGTGCTAGCAATGTGGCACTTGGTCATTCTGCTTTATTTTCCAATACCACAGCCTCTAGCAACACAGCAGTAGGGCTTCAAGCACTTTACAGCAACACGACAGGGACTAGCAACACTGCAGTAGGATATCAGGCTTTATATGGTGCGACAGTTACGGGGGGCAACAACACAGCAGTAGGGAGCGGCGCTGGTTCTGGTCTTACTGCCGCTACTGACTGCGTATTACTCGGTACTGGCGCAGGAAATAACATTACTACTGGTGGTGGACAAACTATTATTGGTTCACAAGCACAAGCCGCAAGTGCTACTTCCGCATTTGGTATTGTGATTGGCTACAACGTTACAGGTCAAGCATCTGGCGATTATGTCACAATGGGCAGGAGTGGCGCAGGTAAAATTTACAATCAGTATTCAGTAAATGCTACTTGGACGCAAACTTCTGATGGTCGTTTAAAGAAAAACATTCAAGACGAAACCCTTGGTCTGTCGTTTATAAATCGTCTAAGACCCGTTAAATATGAATGGAAAGCGTCTAATGAATTAGACCAATCAAACCCATACTACAGCGAGACAAATGAACGAGCCACAGAAATAACAATGCACGGCTTAATCGCTCAAGAAGTAAAAGAAGCGTTAGATGCGGAAGGAATTAATACATTTAATGGTTGGGACCAAGGTCCAGATGGAATACAGTCTATTAGCCGTGAAATGTTTATCACACCTCTAATTAAAGCAATCCAAGAACTCAAAGCCGAACTAGATACAGTAAAAGCCGAACTTGCGGCATTAAGAGGATAAGACATGCCATCAACAATCCTTTCTGACAACGGCGTAACTAGCGGTACGTCTGGTATTAAGACGACGGGCAGTAACGACGGCACGCTTGCTTTACAAACTACCACTGCTGGTGGTGCGGCTACAACGGCATTAAGCATAAGCACAGCGCAAGTTGTTACATTGACCAATGCGCTTCCAGTCGCTTCTGGGGGTTCAGGAGTAACAACTTCTACGGGTACGGGTGCTAATGTATTGGGAACTAGCCCTACGATTACAACTCCAGTTATAAGTTCACTTTCATCTGCATCTGCTACTGCGCTAACTTTGCAGTCTGCTGGCACTACTGCGATTACTGTCAATACTTCACAGAATGTAGGTGTGGGAACTACATCACCAAACGGATTCTCACTTTCTATTGGTAAGTTGGTGGATATTGCTGGTACTGGTACTGGCGGTGCAACGCCTTCACAATTATCAATCTACAACGCGGCAACTACCAACGGCAACATTACAGCAAGGATGGTTCTAGGAACATCTGGCGCATCCTCAAATGGAGATGGCATCATATTTGATGCTACAAATGACGGTACTGTAACAACTAATGCCAATCAATATCTGACAATTTCAACTCGTGCTTCTGGAACTAGTGCAGAAAGGGTCAGAGTTAACGCATTTGGTCTTGGTCTTGGTGGTGCAATTCCCACATCAGGCACAGGAGTTTCTTTCCCCGCAACAATCAACGCATCATCTGACGCAAACACATTGGATGATTATGAGGAAGGGACTTGGACGCCTGTTGTTACTTCGGGGGTCGGTTCAATTACATCGTACACGGCTACTGGGTCTTATACAAAAATAGGGAGAACTGTAACGCTATACGGTAATGTGCAAATAACAAACCCCGGCTCAGCGGGTGGGGATTTACGCATGAATTCTGTACCTTTTAATACTTTACTTTCTGGTCAGTATTTGGGGGTTTGTAGAGAAACCACAGCCACAGGAATTATTTATTATCCTAATATAACTGGCTCTCAATTATCAATTCAAAGCAGTACCAATGGCGCAGTAGCATGGTCCACTAATTACAGATATGAAACTATAAATACTTACACGACTACATAAGGAACAAACATGGCACTCACAGAACAAAAAGTTATCGACCAAATCACAGTTGTTGAAGACGGTACAGTCCTATACCGTGAAGCAACACGCATCCTAAAAGATGGTGAGCAGATAGCACAGACATACCATCGCTCGTCCCTCACGCCCGGTCAAAACCTCACAGGTCAACCAGCCAATGTAGTGGCTATCTGTAATGCCGCATGGACAGATGAAGTCGTAGCCGCATACCAAGCGCAAGTGGAAGCGCAAAGGATTTCATAATGACAACAATCGTAGATGGAACACTTGGGGTTACCTTTCCTGCTGGTGGAGTAGGTAATCCTGCTGGAGCGGTGGTGGGTACAACTGATACCCAGACACTGACCAATAAGACCCTGACAAGTCCAACTATTACGGGTGCCGCACTTAACGGCACTTTAGGTGCTACAACTCCCAGTACAGTAGCGGCAACCTCTATTACAGCATCTACAACTTTAGGTGTTACAGGAGTGGCTACGCTAACTGTTGACGCATCTATCTCCGGCCTCACCGTAGGTAAAGGCGGTGGTGCTGTTGCTACTAACACGGCTGTGGGTGCTGGTGCTTTGGCGGCTACGGCTACTGGAACTGAAAACACGGGCATTGGTCAAACTGCATTAACTGCTTTGACAACTGGTTCTTACAACACGGCTGTCGGTAGGATTGCTATGCAATCAAACACTACTGGCGAAAAAAATACAGCCGTAGGCAGACAATCATTATTTTCAAATGTTTCTGGCACAGATAATTCTGCTTTAGGTTATACAGCATTACTTTATACAACTGGTAGTTACAATACTGCAGTTGGTTCACTAGCACTTACAGCAAACACCACAGCATCTAACAACACCGCTTTGGGTTATCAGGCGGCTACTGCTACCACCACAGGAACTTCAAATGTTTCTGTCGGAAATCTTGCGTTTGGTCAAAATACTACGGGTTCTTTTAATACTGCCGTTGGTGCTGGTATTGCTGGTGTATCTTGGGGTGCTTTAGGAAGCAACACAACTGGTGCAAATAATACTGCAACGGGATATCAAGCATTATTATCCAACACCACAGCATCTGACAACACAGCAGTAGGTTATCAGGCTCTTTATTCAAACACCACAGGTTATGCGGGAGTATCAATTGGTAGACAGGCTGGTTATTCCACCACAACTGGCATTGGCAATACATATATGGGCTATTTGGCTGGTTATACAAACACCACAAATGGCAACAATACATACATAGGAAATCAGGCTGGATATAGCGCAACTGGTGCAACCAATACCTATTTAGGTAAAGGTGCTGGT